TAAGCCCATTAGTATTATAGTTATTAACCAAGCAGTCATCATAGTTATTTCATCCTTTTAGTTCTAACAACAAATCTAGTTAGATAGTTCTCAAACTTTCTATCATGATTATGTGGTTTCTTCTTAGGAATTGGTACCAATGGTATTTCTGATACATTAAATAGCTCTAATTGTATCACCTTTTCATGTGTATTATTATACATGATATCTCCTTTAGTTAGTTATATCAGGAAGTTAATTGATTATTAACAATCAATAATCAGTTGCGTTCCCTCACAAAGTGAGGGGAACAGCAACGATACAAACAAGTAAATTATATAGACAGTACAATATAAATTCTTTCTAACAAGAAAGTGAAGTTGGGTGGGTTTTGCTCGAACCCCCAACAAGATAGCAGTAGTAAAATACTAATGAAAGAGGGGGGTTTTGTATTAAACTCCATAACTTTAACAAAAACAACAATAATAGAAAGGTAAATATATGGCAGCACCAATAATAGGTGGTATATATTCAGCATTATCCAGATTTGGATATGGTGTAGCTAGATCATTAAGACCAAGTAAGGTGGGATCAGCTATTAAAAAAATTACCCCTGTAGCCGTCAAAGAAGCCCAATTTTCTCCAATGGTTACAAAAGGTATAGAGGGAGCTAAGAAAAAGATTTCTAGCGGTTATAGAAGCTTATACGCAGGAACTCTAGGTAGCGAAACTAAACGTAAAGTAACTAGTGGGGTATTAGGAACTTACGCAACAATGTCATTTCTCAATGGAGATGATGACGAATTAGAGGAGTAAACAAATGGTACTTAAGACAAATCTATCAAACCTAGCCCAAGCTGCAAAAGCAGTAGGCAAAGACGTAATGGGTGCAGTAAAAACAAAAGCTAAAAAACCTGCAAAAATGGTAAGAGAAGCAGGTAGAACAATTAGACGTAACCCTAAAAAATCTGCGGCAATAGGTGCAGCAGCAGCTGGAACTGGCTTCTATCTTTATAATGGCAAAAGAAATGCCTATGAAGAAGATGATATGATGTAATGGACTTAGAAAAACTAGCCGACCAAATTATACAATTATCGCCAGAACAAGCTCAGCAATTACAAGTAATTTTAAAAGCGAAAGTAATGCCTGAAGTCGAAAAACAAAAAGGCTTACTAGATGAGCAAATGCAAAATCCACAAGTAGATCAAATGGCTAGACCAGTTGAACCTACTATGGCTCCACCAACAACTCGAGATGTTGCTTTACGCAGCTTATTGGGTTAATAGGTAATTAGAAAGGAGAAAATCTAATATGCCAATGGTAGGAAAAAAGAAATTTTCATATACAAAAAAAGGCATGGCAGCTGCTAAAAAGTTTGCTATGAAAAAAGGTATGAAAATGAAAAAGAAAAAAGGATATTAAATGCCTAGAGAACGATCAGTTCAAGACTTCATTGACCAGCTAAAAGAAATTTACGCAGAACAAGAAGAACTGCTAAATGATTTTGAAGCTGAGTTTGGTGAATTATCAGACGAAGATGATGACGATGAAGAATAAACCAAAGCTTGGTTCAGGCACACGATTTAAACAACTTACAAATAAGTTAGCTAAACGTGGTGTTAAGAATCCAAAAGCCTTAGCAGCATATATTGGAAGAAAAAAATACGGTAAAAAAAGATTCCAACAATTAGCCGCTAAAGGAAAACGATAACATAGGGAGACCACATGAAAAAATTACCAGCAATTATACCAGGCGAAGGTGTAAGAACACAAAGAGAAACTATTTATAAAAAACCTGTCAATAGAAAAATTGTAGCCCAAAGAGGAATAGGCAGCTCAATTAAATCTGTAGTTAAAAAAGGTGTTAAGTTTGGTTTAGCAGGTGCAGCTCTAACAGGTGCTGGATATTATGCTTTTGAACCAGAAAGAAATTATGCTAAAGCTCCTAAAACTTACGAGCCAAGAGATTTAAGAAGTCCAATTATTTATAAACCGTCAGAAGATTTTTAATGACTGAAGAAGTTAAAACAGAAATAGTTGATGTAAAGGTTGTTGAAGAAACATCTTTACCTGTAGTAAAATCTAATCTAGGAGGTAAAAGACCTGGAGCTGGGAGACCTGTAGGACCACGTAAACAAAGACAATGGAAAATGGTTGAGCAACTTGCAACTAAGTATCAACAATCACCATTAGATTATATGTTGTCTGTACTTAATTGTCCAAAGACATCACCAGAAAGAAAATTATATGCAGCAGAAAAAGCAGCTCCATTTGTACATCCTAAACTTGCTAACTCAACAAGCAGAATAGGATTTGATGGACAGCTCAATATTAAAGTCAAGTGGGAAGAATAAAACCTACGAAGTTTCTGTAGGCTATAAACCTAGACCATTACAACGACAAGTACACGAATCATTAAAACGATTTAATGTATTAGTTTGTCACAGACGATTTGGAAAATCTGTACTTGCAATTAATGAATTAATTAAAACTGCAACAGATAAACCAAGATCTAAACTTGCATATATAGCTCCAACCTATAGACAAGGTAAAGCTATTGCTTGGGATTATTTAAAATTTTATACAAGACCACTAATGCAATTTGGTGGTGATCGTAATGAATCTGAATTACGAGTAGATTTATTTAATGAATCACGCATACAAATTTATGGGGCAGATAATGCCGATTCACTTCGAGGTATGGGATTTAATGGTGTCGTACTAGATGAGTATGCAATCATGTCGCCAAGAACTTGGACAGAAATTATTAGACCTGCAATCTCAGATACAAATGGTTGGGTTATATTTATTGGAACTCCAATGGGCCACAATCAATTCTGGGAAGTTTACGATTATGCAAAACGTGGACACAAAGATTGGTTCGGTCAATTATATAGAGCTTCAGAAACTGAAATTATTCCAAGCGATGAATTAAAAGAAGCTCAGTCTATTATGACTGAGGAGCAATACAATCAAGAATTTGAATGTTCATTTACTGCAGCAGTAAGTGGTAGTTACTATGGTAAACTAATTACAGCAGCTGACAATGATAAAAGAATTTGTGAAGTACCTTATGATACATCTATACCAGTTGAGACTTGGTGGGATTTAGGTATTGGAGATTCAACAGCAATTTGGTTTGTTCAAAGAGTTGGTGAAGAAATACACGTTATAGATTATTATGAAACTTCAGGCGAAAGTTTATATCACTATGCTGAAGTTTTAGAGAATAAAAATTATAACTACAATAGACATGTAGCTCCACATGATATAGTAGCTAGAGAACTAGGTACTGGTAAATCAAGATTAGAAGTAGCTAATGAAATTGGAATAGATTTTGAAATTGCTGCTAAACTTGAAGTAGATCACGGAATTGAAAGTGTTAGAAATACTTTGCCATATTGTTATTTTGATAGAGAAAAATGTAAGATAGGTTTAGATGCCTTACGTCAATATCGAAAACAATGGGATGAAAGAAACCAAGTATTTAAAAATAAACCTTTGCATGACTGGTGTTCTCATGCAGCAGACGCATTTAGATATGGGTGTGTGCATAGTCCAATAGATACAAGTCAATGGACAAAACCAATCTATATAGATACAAAATACGTAATATGAAAACTGAACGAGAAATTATAGCAATATTAAATAAAGAAATTAAATCATCTACTGGTTTTATCGGTGGTGAAATAGTTAATAGAAGAAAAAAATCATTAGAGTTTTATTTAGGAAAACCTTTTGGTAATGAAGTAGAAGGCAGATCACAAGTCGTTAGTACAGATGTTTCTGATACTGTTGAAAGTTTATTGCCTTCATTAATGAGAATATTTACTGCTGGTGAAAATGTATTTCATTGTGAGCCAGTAGGTGTTGAAGATTCTGAAACTGCTAGACAATGTTCTGATTATTTAAATTATATTTTTTATAAAGAGAACTCAGGGTTTATAAGTTTATATACTGCATTTAAAGATGCACTTATACAACGTAATGGAATTTTAAAAGTTTATTGGGATAACTCACAAAGAACTACAAGAGAAGAATATAAAAGATTAACAACTGATGAATACAATCTTTTAATTAATGATAAAGAAATTGAAATTGCAGAACATAGTGAATATCAAGAATCATTACTAGACCAAGATAATATCGAAATAGATAAAATTACTTATCACGATATCGTAATTAAAAAAACAGAATCATTTGGTCAAGTTAAAATTGAACCTGTACCACCAGAAGAATTTTTAATTGAACGTCAAGCTAAATCAATTGATCAAGCTAACTTTGTTTGTCATAGAACAAACATGACTAGATCTCAATTAATTGAAATGGGATTTGATAAAGATGAAGTTAATAAACTTCCTACTGGTAATTCAATTGATTACTTAGAAGATAATCAAGTAAGATACCAAGAAGATCTTGTTGGAATTAATGATGACGGAGACAAATCATCTGATGAAATTTTAATTCATGAATGTTATTCTAGAATAGATATTAATGATGATGGCAAAGCAGAATTAGTAAAAATATTATTAGCAGGAGATTCTACTTACAAAGCACTTAGTATTGAAGAAGTAGATTCAATGCCATTCGTTTCTATAACTCCTGTAATTATGCCACATAGATTTTATGGCAGATCAGTTTCTGAATTAGTAGAAGATATACAATTAATTAAATCAACTGTAATGAGACAAATGTTAGATAATATGTATCTAACAAATAATAATCGTATTGCAGTACAAGACGGACAAGTTTCATTAGATGATCTATTAACTAATAGACCAGGCGGTATTGTTAGAACTAAACAACCACCAGCTAATGTTATGATGGCTATGAACACCCAACCGATTGGTGATCAAGCTGCAGGACTATTAGGTTATTTAGATTCAGTTAAAGAATCTAGAACTGGTATTACAAGACAATCACAAGGATTAGATCCAAATACTTTAAACAAAACAGCAACTGGTATTAACCAGATCTTAACACAATCTCAAATGAGAATGGAGTTAATTGCTAGAATATTTGCTGAAACAGGTATTAAAGATTTAGGATATAAAATGTTTGAGCTAGTTTGTAAGTATCAACAAAAAGAAAAAATATTAAAAATTCGTGGGAAGTTTATTCCTATGAGACCATTTGAATGGAGAGACAAAGTTAATGTTACTGTATCTGTAGGACTAGGCACAGGATCTAAAGAACAACAATTAATTTTATTAACTTCAATCCTTGAAAGACAATTACAAGCTATAAACCTTCAACAGAATGTTTACGGTCCAATGGTTAATTTAAGGAACATTTATAATACATTAAAGAAACTTATAGAGAACGCAGGACTTGGTAATGTAGATCCTTACTTTATGGATCCAGATGTGGGACAAGCTCAAATGCCACAGTTACCTCCTAAACCTCCAACTGAATTTGAAAAAGTTTCATTAGCTCAAGTACAAGGTCAAAACGAAAGAGAAGTTATTAAAACTAATGTTGAGTTAAAACGTATTGAAGCTGAAATGAGAGCTAAATTACTTGACTATGAACTTCAAATCAAAGAATTAGAGCTTAAATATAATACTAAGATAAATGAGATTGATTTAAAGAGCAGATCTATGATAGAATCTCAGAAACTTGCTACAACAGGTGATATATTTAAAAAAATAATGGAAGGACAAAAAGAGTTTTTTAATAATGGACAACAAAATTCCACAATCGAACCTGGATCAACAGATTCTCAGGGGTAAACAAGCTTCTATTTTATTAGAAGAACCCTTGCTGAAGGAAGCTTTTGAATATTTATCTGAATCTTATAGATTAGAAATATTTAAAACTTCATATTCCGACCACGAACAAAGACAAGTTCTTTGGATGGCATTTAATATGCTAGACAAAATTAAAGGACATCTTGTTAGTGTAATGGAGACTGGCAAACTAGCTGCCCATGAGCTAGATAACCTAAAACGTCAATCGTAATAATTACGAAACGATAACCCTAAAGGAGCATATATGGCAGATGATAAATCTGTACAAGGTGCTGCTGAGAAAATACTTGGTTTACTGAATCCTAAACAAGGACAATCAGCACCAGTAGTCAAAGCAGAACCATCAGTAGAGCCTGAAGTTAAAACTCAGGATGTTTCAAATGACAATCAATCACAGTCTGACGAAATTGTTGAAGAAGCCGTAGCTACTGAAAATATAACAGAAGAAAATACAGAACAACCAACACAACAAGAAGAAGTTGAGAAACCAAATCTCCACCGAGTAAAAGTACAAGGTCAAGAGCTTGAGGTTACTCTCGATGAACTTAAGTCTGGTTATTCTAGAGATTCAGATTACAGACAAAAAACTCATCAATTATCACTTGATAAGAAAAATCTTGAAAGTGAAAAAGAGAGTTTACGTCAGACTTATGATTCTCGAATTAAAGAACTTAATAATGCAATTCAATCTGCAGATTTACTCTTTAAAGAACAGTTAGGTGCTACCGATCTTAATCGATTATACGAAGAAGATCCTAGTCATGCGGCTAAGTTAGAGTTTAAAATTAGACAACAACAAACTCGCATTAATGATTTACGTAAAAAAGCTGATGAAGCTTTTCAAAGTGAATTTACTAACTATCTTAAAAAAGAAATAAAACTTGCAGAAGAACGCATACCTGAGTTTGCAGATCCAGTAAAATCTACTGAGTTTAAACATAATGCTAAAAAAGTTTTAGCTGATTATGGATTTAAAGATAATGAAATATCTTCATTAACAGATCATAGATTCTTATTGGTTCTTAAAGATGCCATGCAATTTAAAAACTCTAAAGCACCTAAAGACCTTTCTCCAAAAAAGGTAGTTACTGCTCCAAAAGTTATTAAAGCTGGTATTGCTAAAACAGATAGTTCAGTTCGTGATATCATAAAACAAAAAATTGGGAAAGTAAGAAAGACTGGTCGCATGGAAGATGCACAGTCTGCCATACTTCAAATGATAACACAAAAAAAATAAGGAAAAATAAATGGCACAACCATCAAATACTTTCGATACTTACGATGCAGTAGGTATTAGAGAGGACTTACAAGATGTGATTTATTCTATTTCTCCAACTGACACTCCTTTTATGAGTGCAGCTGCTAGAGAACAAGTTAAATCAACAACACACGAATGGCAAACAGACGCACTTGCTGCAGCATCAACATCTAATGCTGTAATCGAGGGCGATGAAGCTACTCTTGATGCAGTAACAGCTACTTCTAGACTTGCAAACAAAACGCAAATCATGGATAAAACTGTAGTTATTACAGGTACTCAAGAAGCCGTTGATAAAGCTGGTAGAGCAAGTGAATTAGCTTATCAAATTGCTAAAAAATCAAAAGAACTAAAACGAGACATCGAAGCTACTTTACTTGCTAACCAAGCTAAAGTAACTGGTGATGCTTCAACTGCAAGAAAATTTGCATCTCTTGGAGCATGGGTGTTTTCGAATGACTCATTAGGATCTAGCGGTGTATCTCCAACTGGAGATGGTACTGATGCTAGAACTGATGGAACACAAAGAGCTTTCACAGAAGATCAACTGAAAACAGTTATCAAATCTGTATGGAACGCAGGTGGAAATCCTTCAGTACTAATGGTTGGTCCTTTCAAC